TAGTATAACTATTAACTATAATTATAAATTATAAAGGATATTTCAGGACTTATTGCTTCTTCTGAACCTGAGTTTACTTTTACCATCATTGAAAATGTATATTTTGTTGGACTGTAACCAGAAAATGGTAACCAACTTTTTTTAAATCTACCTGGTTGACGTGTCATAAAAGCAGAAGCCGTTGTAATATCAAATCTTTTTGTTGCATTTTTTTCTATATTTGCACGTCCATAAAAATTAAATGGATTACCAAGTAAATCTCCAGCAAATTGTACTTCAACTTCAATATCTTTATCATAAGCTGCTGTTATTTCAAACCATTTTGAAAATGCTTTTTCACCTCCGCCTACTGGTACATAAATATCTCGAGGACTTGACCTTCTAAAATTTGGACCTCCGTTTAAATCCAACATTACCATCGCTTCAGTAGTCGTTTTTGTAACATCACCATTATCAAAAATTATTGTAGCTAATTCTCCTATTGGTGCACCATTTATCTGTTCTTTTGCACTTAATTCTTGTCTTGCTCTTGCCAAACTTTTTTGTGCTTGTGCAAGTAAATTATTTAATATGTTAATTTGTTTAATTAATGCGTTTTTTTGTGCAATTAAACCCTGATTTTCTGAATCAATCGTATTTTTTTCTGTTTTTTCAATTACAACTTTACTTAATATTGAAACGTTATTTTGTTTTAAATCAATTATTATATTTTGTAACGAATCTAAGTAGTTATCACTCCTAGCTTCCTTTAATTTATTTAAGTCATTAATTTCTAATAATTTTTTAACGATAATATTATATTCAAATATTTTAATTTTTATTATTTCTAACTCTTTTTTTGTGTTTTCTATTTGGAGAGATAAAGCGTTATTTGCTTCGATTTGTTCTAAATAAATACTTTTTAAAATTAGGTTTAGATTTTTTGCTTTTTGATTTGGAATTAATTCATTTACATCAATATCGACAGATTTTATTACTTCAGATACATTAAATTGGTCTGTAAGTAGTTTTGATGAAACTCCATTTTCTTTATTATTAGCTATATATTTTATTTCAGTTGCCATTATTAATCGTATGAATATACTCTTGCTTTATATATTTTTTCTTCTTTTTTCGCAGTTGGATTATCTTTATCTACTACACTTATGATTATTTCTTCATTGTATTCTGTATATTTTGGAGGATTTCCCCAAATTAATGTTCCCAATAAAACTAATCCTACAGCTATCCAACCAACTGGTCCCAATACTGCACCTATTGATGTCAAAATAGCTGAAAAGCTTGCTGCTGCTCCAGCAGCGAATCCAGCAAAACCTACGGCTGCTAAATAACCACCGGCACCGGCAACTAATGCAGTTGCAGATGCAATAACTTGTGCTGTTTTTGCTGCATTTCTTAATGATTTATTTTTTGGTGATGGTACTGACCAAATAATCGGTTTTATAAACTCTATTCTTACAGTTTCGTTTGCTTTTATTGAAAATTTATCTGGTACTACAAAAAACGTTTGTTTAAAGTCAACATCAATATCTTTAGGACCAGCTAAAATTTCAACCCATTTACTACTTTGTTCTGCCGAATTATGGGCAAATCTCCACCAAGTTTGACCCCCATCTTTTAAATCAAACATATATGCATAACCAGTTTCTTTTCCTATTTTATTTTTCCAAGGGTCACCTTTTTCCCAAATTAATGTAGCATATTCTCCGGTTGATACACCACCATTAGCTATAGCTTCTTTTTTTCTGTCAATTGCAGCTTGTGCATCATCTAAAGCCTGGGTGGCATCTGCTAATAATGCATTTAACCTATCTATGTATTTAATTAATGCATCTTTTTGTTTGATTAAACCTTCATTTTCTGCTTCTAAGGCTGTTCTTTCTGTTGCTTCATTTAAACATTTATTAATTGATTCTTTAATACCACTTTGTATTGTTTTAATATTTTCAATTAATTTAGTTTCATTTTTAGTTGAATTAGATAGTTTTTTATCAATGTTTAAATTTTCAATAAACAAAGAACCACTTTGTGTAATTAATGAATCTAATGTATTTTTTGCATCATTTAATTGTAATGTAAAGTTTTCTAGTTCTTCGTTAAGTTGGATACTTTTACTAACTTCAAAATCATAAAAATATTTTTGTATTAAGTCATCCCTTACTTCTGGTAAAGGATTTACCAACTCAGATACATTTATATCTAATGATTTTGTTAATTCATTTAAATTGTAATTATCTTCAAAAAGTTTTGAATCTAAAACACCATTTTCTGAATCAGTAAGATTAATGTATTTTATATCTAATGCCATTACGCATAAATATCAAATGATCCAATTTCAAAAATTTCTTCGTTATCGTTATGTAGTGATTTTACTAATAACGTATAGTTTCTACCGATAGACCAATTGCTAAAATCTAATTTAATTATATTTGAATAATCTGCTCTCGCAATTTTTGTATTAGTATTAAAATCTATAATTGGTTCTTTTGTAATTGTATCAATTATTGAATAATATGAAGTCGTAGGTAAATAATATTTTACCTGGTATGCGAATGTACTTGTGTATGGATCATCTGAGTTGTATGGTAATTTTTTAATAGGATATAATTCTCGCGTATCAATTTTAATTGTAACTTTTTGTCCTTTTTTGTAAGATGTTTTTAAATTTGGCGAATAACATCTATAAACTACCTCATAACTAGCACTATCAATTAAATTTGTAATTTGTGCTATGCTTCCAGTTACACTTCCACTATCTTCAAACGAAATAACTAATTTTGGTTGATATATAGTATTTGTTTCCTTTGAGAAGAATTTAAGTGTTCCGTAATCAACACCATTATTTTTTTCAAAATTAGTTGGATATTTTAAAATAAATCCATTGTTATTAATTGATCCACTATTCCAATTTTTTACAAATGATGTTACATTTAATTTTAAATCTTCTAATGTATAATTAAATGATTGAGATACTACTGAACTTGTATACCAACTTCCACCCAAACCATCCCAACTACCAGTAACTCCACTTGCAAAAGATGCAGTAACACCATCCATTTGATTATACCAATTAGTTGTAGTATCATCACCATTTCGGTAATACCAACTTGCACCATTTGTAGTTAAGTTATCAAATCTAGTTCCTGTACCCATTTCCCAACTGCCACTTAATGCCCATGCTTCTATACTAAAAGCTGCTGGTATTTCAGAAACTTCTACTATTTTTAATTCTAAAGAAGCAGTAAAAGAAGGTAAAATATCACCATTAAAAATACTCTGTGAAATTGAAGAAACATCAAAATATATTAATGCTCTACTAATATCTAATGTTCCACCATAATATTGTTTTGATATTTCTAATACTTCATCTATACCTGTGTTTTGGTAAGGCTGTTGTTGGTATATTGATAAATCTTTAGATGCTGTGTAAAATAAATACATTATAATGCTCTCCCCTTAATATCTTTTGATGGAAACTTTAGTTCAAATATTGAAGGATCCAATGAAGGATAAACAATTTTATTCTTAGTTGCTTCTCCAATATTATAAGAATATTGAGAATATGTATCATTCACTAAATTTGTTATTTCTAATTTTGGAACAGATGCAACTCCATCTACATTTGCTATTTCTAATTCTAATTCACTTATGTTTATTGGTTGATTTATTTTTCTTTTTGTAATATCAAAATAATTTGTAACTGCCTGCGTTGCTTTTAAAACAACCTCTCTTTTATTATAATTTGCAAAAGTTGTTATATCAAAATTCACACCAATATTAATTATATATCCATCTAAAATATTAACAGCATCAGTCAATAATCTGTATTCATCCAAATATGTTTTTAGATTTTGTTTAATAGCGGGATTTAATGTTGATAAATTTCCATTTGAATCATATCCTAATACATACAAATTAATTGCGAATGGATTTTGCTCAACTGCAAATGTTTGTTTAGTTTTTAAAAAATTATCTAAACTTGTAATAATATCGGATTCTGTTGCAGATTGTAAACTTTTTACTAAACTAACAAATTCTTTTTTAACATTTGGATTTCGTAATAATTGTTGAGCTGCGCCAGTATCAATTGCACCATCTTGTTCAACATATGCTTTCGCAACACTACCAAAAATTGGATCTAAAGATAAAGTTCTTACTTCATAATCTAATTTAGTAACTGCTCTATTTTGTGCTCCAAAAAAAGCTATTGCGTTTTCTCTTATTTCATCAATAGTTTCTCCACCCCTACCTCCTGAGGCCGGCTCTAAATTTTCAATTGCTAAAGATGCTTTAGATTGTTCATATACAGGTAAACTTACAGTTTCAAATGATAGCACATCTTCAATAAAAGAAATGGCTTCAATTGTAGTAATATCTCCTACTTGAACATTTGATGCTAACCCCCCACCAACTAAATATTTAATTGTAAGAGTTGTATTAGCTGGTGCTATTCCATATGTATTTGTTTTCAAGAAATTAGTTGGATCAAATGATTCACCCAATCTATTAATTGAATTATTTAACCCCAATCCAACATTTTTAGTATTTGGAATTAAAAATTCATCAGGAGTGTTAATATTTCCACTACCAAATCTAATTTCAATTGTCTGCTCATCAATTATTCGTTTTGTAAACCTTCTACTTGTTCTCTGTAATTTTAAAATGTATTTAGGAGAATCTGAATATGATGAAAGAGTTGGTTCATTATAACTTTCATTTTTTTCTTTTATATAAACCATTTCTTGTGCCAAATATGGTACTTCATAATATTTGTTACCATTAATATCTTCAATACTTTGTATTTTAATAAAATTTGGTATTGATAATCTAAATGATGGATTTGGTTTAAAGCCACCAACATTAATTGTTTCTTCAAATACCGTAGCACTTATTGCGTATACATTTTTTGTAAGTAAATATAAAGTTGGATTTTTACTTGCATCTGTTTGGAAAATTGTGACCTGTCTATCATTTGAATCTGCAAAATCAACTATATCGGTTGTAATAAATTTAATTGTAGGATTAAGTTTAGAACTAAGCACAGCACCTTCATTTATTTTTAAACAATACTTAAAATCAGGTTCATATTTAGAATTTACCAATTTTGATGGAATTGTTTGATATACCACCATTTTTACAGTAGATGGTGTAGAAAGTTTTGGTGTATACCCAATATTTTGTGCTAATTGATAAATATTTCTTTTATTTGATGCTAAGTTAATAAATGATTCTTTTAATTGAGCATCTGTATAGTACGATAATACATCACCAACATAAGATGCTTGTTCTAAAAACATCATTCCAGGTGATGCTTCGCTAAAATCATTATAGGTGTCACTAAAATAGGTTTTAGTAAATTCAATTAATGATTGTTTTAAAGATGCATAATCTCTATTAAGATATTTAATATCTTTTTTGTTTGAAGACCAGCTTTTATCTATTGGGTTTAGTGCCATTTTATTCTATAATTAAACTTAGTTTTTTTAATTCTTCATTATTCCAATCAACTGAATATGTTATATCCATATCAATTCTATTTCTATCTTTATTTGTTGGACTAATATCAAATTCAATATTATCAATTAAAACATAGGGTAACCATTTCTGCACCGCCATATTAATTTTTTCTTCTATAAATTCTTCAACATTACTATTAATTGGTTCAAATACCGCTTTATGAATATCACACCCAAATTCAGGCTCCATTTCTCTTTCACCTATTTTTGTCATTAAAAGATTTTTTAAATTAGAATGAACTTGGTCTATTGTTTTATATGAAACATTAAAATATCCACTATTTCCTTTTTGTAAAGGAAATATTACTCCGATACTTTTATCGCTACTATCAATTAATAATGTTTTTCTAAGAACAGTTGCCACATTTCCTCTTATTTACTAAATTTTTTAACTAATTGAGAATAATCTCTTGTCATTGCTTTCATAATGCTTTGAGCTGCATCTGGATTTTTTCTTGCCGTCATCGCTAATTTATGTTGCAATGGTATTCCACCTTCTTCTTGTCCCTGTATATAAGATGAAAATTCTTCATTTCTACCACCCCAACTATTATCAGGTTTAGAATACTCTGAAAAATTATCATTATATCCTAACATATCTGGAGTAATTGTTGGTGTTACTGGATTTATTGATTTTTGTGAAAAATTAATTGTTCCCCAATTACCATCATCCTTTGATTTAAATTGAACTCCTTCGTTAACAACTTTTGTTTTAGGAGTTTCAATTTGTTCATTTAAAACCTCTCTTACAGCTGTTCTAATTTCTTCTTTAAGAGTTTTTTTAATATCTTCTCTGATTACTCTAATAAGTGTTTTTATTAATTCTGTTTGATTCATAAAATTAAGTTTCTTTATATAAGTATTTTGTTTTCAATATTTGTATTACAATGTCATTATTTTTTTAAGAGCAGAACTACCGAATCCTGATTCGTCGCTGCTTATGTATGTATCTAAATCATTTATAATATAGAGAATATTTTGTTTTATTTCATCTGTATCTAAATCAGTATACAATTCACTTGCTTTTTCATTCATTCTTACAAACAATATAATAAGTGAACTTTGAATTACTCCTTTAATTTGAAGTTGTTTTTTTTCTCTTAATGCTCTAAATATACCTTTTTTTATAAAATTTATATTACTCCACACATCATCTATTGTAGATAAAAATGCAGGTAAAATTACATTTTGAAAATATTCTTTTGTGGATGAACTTATTTTATCTCCATTTTTTGCATCCTTAATTACAAGGTCTTTGAGATTATATAAACTTTTTTCTAATTTTGTTCCTTTAAGTAAAGCTAAATTAATTAAATCTATACCTATATTTTCTTTTTTTAAATCTCTAATTAAATAAAGTTTACCGTAATTAAAAATTTCATCCCATTTTATACTACTTGTTGTAATTGTATTTCCTTTAGGTACTTTATATCCTGACCATTGTACTATCCCAATATTAGGTGAAGCCGGCGGTGGATATTGAGAAAGTGTTTCTGTAACGCCACTAATTGTTGATAAATGAGCGTCTGCATAATTTACAAATGTATCAAATAAATACATTTTATTATTTGGATTAGGTGTTAATTCTGCACTTTCAAATTGTCCAGGATTTGTAACTAAATTTGATTTTGTTTGTAAATTTGCTAAAGTGCCAGGTGCTGGTGTTAAAGGAACACTAATCTTTTGCAACTCTGCAGTTCCCCAATATGCTTTTACACCATTTCCAAAAATTGTCATTAATTTATTGTAAAATTCTTCTTTTGCAAAAACACCGGCCGATAAACCTGCACTTATTGTTTCTTTCATTAACTCTTTATTTCCTTTTCTTACTGAATTTAATGTAACAAAATCTTTTCCACTTTTAACTGCAGTATCATATTCATTAACAAAAAAAGTAACAAAAGAATCCAAATCTTTAAAATAAGAATTGTCCATTCTATTTTCAATATTATT